CCACAATGCGACCTGGGACAACAATCTCTCGCCAACGCAATCGGCAGATCATTCCGAGATTTGGAATAACCAATCATCGAACGTCACGATCATCGACAACACGGGCGAGCCTACCGAGCCCCCGCCACCGCCACCCCCGCCACCCCCGCCACCCCCTGTTGATCAGATCATCAACGGCAGCAACGGCGCCGACGCGCTGACCGGCGGCGCCGGTAACGACACCCTCGACGGCAAGAACGGCAGCGACATCATCAATGGCGGTGCCGGTGCTGATGTCCTGACCGGCGGCAACGGCGGCGACACGTTCGTGTTTAGGGCGGGTGAGGCCAACGGCGATGCCGTCACCGATTGGCGCAGCAACGACAGCTTGGAGTTTCACGGCTACGGCAACGGGAGTTTCACGCAAGTCGACGCCACCCATTGGGCCATCGGCTACGAGGGCAACACCCATGCGCCGGACATTATCTCGCTGCCTGTACATTTCGACTACCAATTCTTGGCGTGATCCGATGCTGCCCGGCACTAAAGAACTGATCCGCGAAGTCGCCGAGCGGCACGGGGTGGAGATCGACGACGTGGTCTCGCCTTACGGCGCCAGAGAGCTGACCCCGATCCGCAGCGAAGTGACCCACACCTTGAAAAACAACGGCTACACCGTCAGCAACATCGCAAGGTTGCTGAAACGCGACCGCCACACGATCTATGATTGGTTGACCAGGCCGAACAACACATGAAAACCCTTGACCCGGCAATTTCGGATCGCATAGATAACCGGGAAAGCTGCGCCTCACATCGTGGCTTTCAGGGTTAATGGGATTATCAACTAAAAAGCCCCGCCAGATTTCTCTAGCGGGGCTCTTTTTATTTAATGCGGATTAAAACGGCGTGTCTTCTTTTTCCGCGACCTCGCCGTCGTCGAAAGCGGAGCCCGCAGAGGGCCTGCCGTCGAGCCGCTGGCGGCCCTCGGACTGGATCACTTGCAGGTGGTTGAGCCCGAAGCTGACGCCCTTCTTGCCCTGGGCATTCCAGGCGAACGGCACGACGTTGGCGCGGACAAGCTGGCCCGACCACACTTCCTCCGGCACGAGAATATCCTGCCGGTTGACGTCGACCACGCCGGGCTTGTTCTTCGACCACGGCGAGATGTAGGTGTGGCCCGGATGATAGCCGTCGTAGGTTTTCTTGCCCGCATCACGGAACGGCATCTCCACCGTTTTGAGATTGACGTTGTCGCCGAACTCTTTCTTGGCGGCGGCAATGCAGGCGTCCTGAAGGGCCTTGTACGCTGGGCTCTTCTGCTGCGCCTGATCGAAGATCAGCGAGCAATTATAGACGGCCTGTTGACCTTCGAAGCGGGGACGGGGAGTGAAAATATTCGCGAAACTAAGCGTCGCATAGGGGGTATTGATGGCAGCCATTCTAATAACCTCGGTTTGAGTACGATGACACAAGAATAATATAGCGTCGAAATCAACCCCTTGTCAACGGTTTTTCTCTGGCAATTCAATAAACCCGCAGCACATCCTGTCGCCGTTGAGATGATAAGCTCTCAGCAACGCCGCCTTCTTTTGTTCTTCAGTCGGCTCCCAAGCCGGATGATCGAACGGCATCTGGACCAGCGGTCGCGTCTGCACCGGCCCTGAACCGGGAAGTGTTGGATTATCGGCGGGGAACGGAAACGGAATTGTTTCGGTCCTCAGTACCGGAGGCGCATTCTCGCCAGATCTGAACATCCACGTGTGCTGGATGATAGTCTGTTCTGGTATTTTTATCCCTTGAGCCGATGCACCGGCAGTCATCAGCAACGCCGCAAGCAGGACACTCATGTAAATAATCCCTCGTCATCAAAAGCCGAAGCAGCATAGGCTTGATGCTTCATGGCGAAGGCTTTGCACTCGGTCTTGCGGACGCACCAGCGGCAGTGCGGGCCCGCGTGCTCGGTGGTGTCTCCAGCCTTGATCGCCGCCACAGCGGGAAGCACCACCTTGTCGCGCCAGTCCTGCAATTCCCCCAGCGTCGTGACGTGCGAGCGCAGCGGGGTGCTGCCGACGCGCGGCTGGCAGATGGTCAGGGTCACCCGCACACGTGGGCTTTTCTCCATAATGTGCGACGACAACGCCAACGCATAGAGTTTGAGCTGCGGAGTATCGGGGTCAACGACGTGGCCCTTGCCGAATTTGAGATCAGAGACGTAGAGATCCTTGACGGAGAAAACACCGCAATCGAGCGTGCCCCAGACCATGCCGCGCGTAAGCGGCACGACGAGACGCTTTTCGAGGTACACCCGTGCATCGGGTAGAGCCATCAAGCCCTGGACGTGTGTGATGTACGGGTTCAGGGCCCGGCACATGCCGGGGGAGACGATATATTCGTCGCCCTCGACAACGACCTTATCCGGCAGGAAGATATCCCCGTTGAGGGTCATCTCGGCAACAGCATGCGCCGCGGTGCCTTCGCGGGCGAACCTTGACGAAGGGCGCAAGATGTCCTTCGTCAGGGTGACGCTCGCAGGGCACGAAAGCCACATAGCGGCCGACGAGGGCGAACACGCGGCATGCTGAGCCATCTCAATGCCCCATGGCTGTCAGGACCATGATCGCGACGACCGCGGCGATGGCGATGGCTGGAATAGCATACTGGTCCATCAGCTCTCCCAGTTATCCGTCGCCGAGTTGAGCGTCACCTTTATGACCAGCCACACCGCGCCGAACACGAGGGCGACGCCGCCTGCCGCCAGCGCGCATGTGAGCAGGACATCACCCACCTAACGCCCCCTTGTCGATGGCGTCGCGGATCGGCACGAACGCTTCGGGCTTCAGTTCGCGGAAGCTCTTGGCACCGTCACCGAAGCGGCTCAGCAGCTCAAACACTTCCTGTTGATGACCGTTGGCGTAGGCCTTCCGAAGCTCTTCGAGCGTCTGCTGGCGCAGCTTCACGATCTCGGCCGGGTCCTCGAACAGCTCTACTTCCGGCTCCGGCTCCGGCTCCGGCGCTGGCGGCGGTGGCGGGGTCGGCCTGACAGGCGGGACGATCCCTGCACCCCTGTCGGCCTTGGCGGCCCGCTTGGCAGCAACCCTCTCTAACGCGGCGACGCGCATTTTCTCGTCGTTGATTTTCTGCCTCTCAGTCCTGACGCGCTTGGGTTTCTCCACAGGGAGAACCACAGGCTTTTCCACCGGCTTTTCCACCGGCTTTTCCACCGGCTTGGGCTGAGACGCGGCAACGGCAGGGATTTTGTCTAAAGCCTCGTTCCAGGGAGCGTTGACGGGTGCAGGATCGGCCTGCATCGACGTGGTGCCGGTCTCCGCCCCTAACATCAGGTCCATTTCTTTAAGGATTTCGCTAAAAGTGCCTTCAAAAGTAATCTTCACGTTGCTTCTCCTGGGGTGGTTTGACTATCGAATAACTGGGTGAATTCTCTGGCTTTTCTTACCAGAAGGTTGCTGATGAGATCGTCAACGGTCCCCGACGCAGAGAGCATCCGGGCGACGACGCCGTCCTTCTGGCCGATGCGGTGCACCCGGCACGCGGCCTGGGCGTTGTCCATCGGGGTCCAAGAACTCTCGACGAAGACCACGTCAGAGCATTTGCACTTGGGGCCCACCAAGGTGATCGCGGTGCCCGCCGCTTGTATGTTTCCGATGAAGACGCGGCACTGCGGATCGTTCAGGAACTTATCCACAGCGTCCTCGCGCTCCCTGGGGATCGTCGAGCCCGTCAGCACCGCCGGAGAATACTCGCCGAGATGACGGAACAGGGCGCCGATGACGTGGGCATGGTGCGCGAAGACTAAGATTTTGCGGTTGGCGGGAAGGTTGTCGAGCATATCAACGATGTACTCGGTCGCGCCGCGAAGCTTGGCGGCACCCAGCATGCGTCTCAACGACATCAGCCCGATGCTGTTGCCCATGACGCGCAGCGCCTCGGCCATCGCATCGAGGCTGCCGCCTTTATGATTTAAAATCTGGTCAAGGGTCTCCTCGAACTTTTTGAGATCGGCCTCGGCCATCATGCTGTGGTCCAAGGGGACAGGCACTGTGTCCCAGATGATAGCGGGCAAGTCTTTGAAGACGTCTTCCTTCCTGACACGCACCATGAACGGCGCGATGAGCTTCCTGAGGACGTCGAGGTTCTTCGAGCCCTCGATGACTTTGATCATGCGACTGCCGCCGAAGGTCTTGTGGGTGATGCGGCAGAACCGTTCCTCGTACTCGTTCCGGGTCATTTTGAGGTTCGGCCAGCAGATGTTGAGCAGCGTGTAGAGGTCCCCGGCGTGGTTGCGCATAGGCGTGCCGGAGAGCGGCACGATTTGCCCGAGCCGGTGCCTAGCACGGGTCAGGATTTTTACCCGGTTAGTGTCCGCGGCGTTGAAGGCGTGGGCCTCGTCCACCGCGGTCAGCTGAAAGCCGTATTTCCCGGCGACCAGGGCCTCGGCGACGGGTCCCATGCGCTGCGACATCAGGCCGTGGCTAACGATGTAGTATGTAACCTCGCGGTTGAGATCGGCAGGGTTCCTGACGACGACGAAGCTCGCGCCAGGATGCCAGAGTGTGATCTCCCGCTTCCAGACCAGCACCGCGCTGGCGGGGCAGATCACGAGGACACGCTGGGCATCACGTAGTTTCACGGCTTCAAGAAAAGTTCTCGTTTTGCCGATCCCCATGTCGAAACCGAGATAGGTCGGGGTGCCCTCGGCGATCCGCGCGGCGCCGTGGTCCTGGTGAGGAAACAGCGGCGTCATTGTGGGTTCCCCTTCCGGCGCATCAGCCGCAAGGCCTTGCGCAGGATCCGGCGCGCGACGTCGTCCATCGTGCAGGTCATCAGGGCTTCTTCAATCAATTCACGGGCTTGCGGGATATCGCTCATGCGAAGACCTCGGGGTTGCGGGGGATGACACAGCGGACGTAGTACCAATCACCAATCAGCAGGGCCTCGGCGCGGTCGGCGTCTTTCTTGCGTTCCAGTCGGCGGTTGTGGTCAGGCCACTTTCGGATGGCGAGTTGACGGGCCTGTTCCTTGTCGGCCTTGAGGCCGTGGTAGGCCTTCCACTGTGATGGCGTCACAAGGGTCAGAGGCAGCCGCAGGGCGCCCGCAACGCCGTGGATGATCCCGCACCCCATCCCGAACTTGAACGTGCTGGTGAGACCTTGTTTGGGCATGGCATGGACGTTCTCCACGACCACGTGCCGCACCTTCATGTCCGACAGCGCGTAGGCAAAGGCGGTGCTGTCCAGCATGCCGTTGACGGTGCGGAGATCATCGACGAACACCGGGGTGCTGTCGTGAAAGACGGCGATGGCGGCGTGCACCGCGCCAGGGTCGATGGCGGCGAAAATCATTTCAGTTTGAACAGTATGAGGACAAGAAGCAGGGTTATGGCTGTCGTCGGCGCTATGGTTCCGAAATCAACCACGAAGCTGAAAGCGAACAAGGCGAGAAGGATAAGACCACCAGCAATAAGCGCTGATATCAGGCACACCGCGCCGATTATGTCATTGACCTTCTCACGTAGCGTGTATTCAGCGTTCGCCTTTTGCAGCTGCGCGAGCCGTATGAACTCTTCGTTCGTCATTTCCGCACCCGCCCCTTTTTCGAAAGCCTGAAATCCCTGACCAGCGCGTCCATCGGGGTCTCGATCAGGCCCGCGTCCTGGGCCAGAGAGAACACCGCAGGGCTCCAGGCCCCGGGGATGCTGTTGCGGGTGGCCCAGCCCTGCACCGTGTCTGCGCCGGGCGGAAAAAAGCCCTTGGCCATCAATTTCTCGCTCATGGGACCGACGCCCCCGAGCTGCTCGATCATGTCCCGCACCTTCCAGACCGGCGGTGCGGCGGCAAAAATGGTTCGTTCACGCTTCGGCATGGGTCACCTGTTTTTTGGTCAGCTTCTCAAGCACTTCTTCCCAACTATCGCCCTGCGCTTTGATGTGAAAAAACATGCCGGTCGATACTCCGACCGTGAAGCGGTAGTGACGAGTGATTGCGCTCAGTTCCTCGCAATGCTTGCCCGCCTCCGCACGCGCGGCTTTCAACCTTTGATACTCCGCATCGGCTTGCAGAAGCTCCTGCATCCGAGCCTTCTTCTGTTGCTCCAGCGCCTCACGCTCCGCCACCGCGTCTCTCAGATCCTCCCGCGCCCGGTCACGGTCATCCTGATCCGGTGCCTTCGGGTCTACGCGGTAGCCGAGCGACTTACCGAGGACCTTGCCGAGCTTCTTAATCGCAATTGCGCGTTCCATCTCAGCGCTCCAGCAGTTTGACGGTCTTGAAGTTGGTCCGCCGGATGAAGGGGAAAATCGCCTCCTCGCCGAACGTTTCGATCAGCGCCTTTTTGTCCAACGTTTCGCGCACGCCGGGAACGATATTGGCGGTGTACTGATCACCTTTGAGGTCAGCCCCTTCAGCAAGCAGCTGGTCGCGGAGTTCGTCAGCACGCTCCTGCAACTGCTTGATTTCTTCGCGCACGGCGCTGAGTTCGTCGGCGGGGTGAATGTTGGGGATGTACGTAGCCTCGGGTGCAATTTTCTGGCGGGCCATCTGATTTCCTTTCGTTGACAGCAATATAACTGACAAAAAAGCGTTGTCAACCCCCTTTCCCGTCACCCGCCTCTGAACAGGCGGGTGACGGCAGAAGGTTAGAAACAAGTGGTCGTGCAGTAGTTTCCGCCCGGCATGCATGAGGTCGTGCACATACGGCTGTAGGGGCCAGCCCACGCACCCGTGGCAACAGCGGACAAAAACACGGCGGCAATCAAAAGGGTTTTCATTTTAGGGTCTCTGGGTTTGCGAAGCTGAATTGCTTCTGTGGGGGTTTATAGCCGTATAAAAACAGTTGTCAACCCCTTTTTTCTGGTGTATGGTTTTTTCATCCGCCAATCACGGCGAGACGAAAGGACCTTCCCCATGCCCAAACCCACTCACGATTTACATCTGGACATGGAGACGTTCTGCGACCTCAACCTGAAGCAGGTCGGCACCCACCGCTACGTCAACCACCCCTCTTTCAGGGTGCTGTGCGTGGCGTGGAAGATGGACGGCCGGGCAGTGCAATCAATGGTTGTATTGTCGCACAATCTGCCTGCCGATTTGGTCGCCGCACTGCAATCCCCCGACGTGCAGGGGCATGCGTGGAACGCCTCATTCGAAGGAGCAATTCTTAACAGGTTGGGAATAGCCGTCGCCAACCCGCTCTCCTGCACCATGCAACGTGCATTGGCCTACGGACTGCCAGCGAAGCTGGAGACGGCGGCGAGGGCGCTCGGGCTTGCACACCAAAAAGACATGAGCGGGCACCGGCTGATGCTCAAAATGACTAAGCCGACCAAACCGGGAACAGCGGCGTGGGAACCTAACGATTACGCCGTTCTGGCTAACTACTGTATCGGGGACGTCGAGGCCGAAGCGGCAGCGGCGGCAGTGATCCCTGAATTGTCGGGCGAGGAGCGGGAGCTGTCGCAGCTCGACGCGGCGATGAATACCGGCGGGGAACTCGGGGTCGACCTCAAGACGGTGAGCGCCCTCAGTGCGGTCTACGAGGCCGCCGAAAAGGCCGATGCAGCGCGCTGCTCGCTGCTGACGGATGACGCGGTGACCTCGCCGGGAACCCAGACCGCGCGGCTGCTGGCGTGGCTACTGCAAGAGAAGCTGGTGCTGGAGGACACGCAGCGGGCCACCATCGAGGAGGCGCTGGACCGGCACGCTTTGAGGCCGGAGGTCGAGGAGGTCCTGCGGATCCGGCTGCGCGCGGCGCGGGCCTCGAACCGCAAGCTAGCGCGCATGGCTACGATGTGCGACCCGGCCACCCAGGCTCTCAGAGGCCAGTTCCAATTTTGCGGTGCGGGACGAACTGGCAGGTGGAGCGGTAGAGGGGTACAGGTGCAAAATCTGCCGAGAGTTCCCAAGGATTTCTCGCCGGATCTGTTCGCCAGAATGGCCCTAGGATCGACAGGGAAGGCCGCTGGTGCGTTAAACGCGGTGGCGCCTGCTCCAGTACTGGATTGCGTGTCGTGGTCTCTACGGTCCTGCCTGAAGGCTACGGACGATGCCAAGATTTTGTGGTCGTTCGACTTCTCGCAGATCGAGGCCCGGGTCTTGGCATGGCTGGCAGGGCAGCGGGATGTTTTGGCGGTATTCGCGTCCGGCGAGGACGTCTATGTTTGGGCGGCGCAGCAATTCGGGAGTTCCGACCGGCAGCTCGGCAAGGTGCTGGTATTGGCGCTCGGCTACGGCATGGGCGCTGTAAAACTGCGGGAGACCGCCTGGAAGGCCTATGGGGTGCGGCTGGTACCTGACCAAGCCGAACGGTTTAAATCGCTGTGGAGGGCCCGCAACCCCCGTATCGTGGCTTTCTGGCGGGAGATGGAGTTCGCGGCTCGGGAAGCGATCCTGTGGCGCGGGAAGGTCGAAGCTGTCGGAGGGAGCGGGGTGGCGTTCACCTGCACGGGGCGGACGTTGCAGATGCGTTTACCGTCTGGACGGGTTCTGTACTACCACACGCCCCGCCTGGATCC